CAATCCTCGCTCCCAGTTCTCCTTTCCAAATGTCATCTGAGCCGCCCCCTTGAGCGCGTCATGCTGGTCAGCGATGTCGTTCTCCGCCTGAATGTAAACCACTTTTAGCGAACGGACGGGCCGGACGCCAAACCAGTCTGCACCCGACGCCCATTTCAGCCCCTGATACGCCGCCATCGAGCTTTTGCCGCAACCACTCTGGCCTACGAAGAGAAGAGATGAACCGCGTCGAATCCACCTGTCTCCAATCAGATTGTCAGGATCGTTCTTAGGATCGTACTCGATGATGCTATCGAGCGTGAACTCCATCGGCAGATCTTGAGCATCCAGATCGTCCTTGAACGCTTCCCAGTTCACCGCGCCGACATTGACGGCAATGAGCTTCTGCTCGACACCATTACGCATCACTCCGGGGAGGCGGCTGAACCTGCTGGCGTTCTTGTTCTTCGGATCGATTCCAATGCTCTCCAGATGCCGGTAAACGATGTCGCGGCGCTCTGCCCATTCTTCCTTGTTCGCCGCATCCACTCGCACCCAGCCATGCAAGCTCTTGCCGCCCGAATCGATGACGACGGACAGCGGCAACTTCGACTCCTTCAACGCTGTCCATTGCTCGTCCTTCGACTTCTCGTCCATCTCGATGAGGACATGGCGATAGGCGGAGACACCGGAGTCTGAACCGCTCTCATCGAGACACGGGTTGATGCGGACGTAGGCGCCACGACTGTCAGGACCGTTCCACATGGAACTAATTGGCGGCGTGAAGTGATTCTGAATCCACTCCTCGCGCTTGAGGAACGTACCCTTGGAAGCTGGCCTACTCCTGCCTTCCTCGTCGCTCAGGATGTCGTTGCAGATGCAGACAACCTCGTCCTGTTCAAAGCAGGCTTTTAAGAAATCTATGGTTGAAAATCGGAAGTCAGACTTCGGAATTTCTTGGATCTTTCGCACCACGAACTTGCCGGTGGGCGATATCGGAGTGCCGCCCTGACCGATGCCGGAATGCGATTCCAGAAGCCATCCACGCGGCTTGTCGTGCGAGACTATCTGCGCCTGATTCAGCTTGTGGGCCAGTTCATTCGGTTTCCACGGTGGCGAGCATTTCGAGTTGTACTCGCAGAGAAGCGTCTCGGCTTCCGTTCTGGTCAGTTCAAACCCGTGAACGAGAGCGGTGGCAACAGCGAATGTCGCCCCGTGTCCGTTCTGACCTGCGATGGCTCCCGGCGTGGCTTTGACCCATGCTCTTGCACGGTCGAGTTTCGATTGATTCATACTCAGATTCCAAGGTGTTTACGCGCTATGTCGCCGCTCTTGCCGATGTCTGTCGTGGCAATCTGGCGAATGACCGACTTGTGTTCCTCCAACTTCTTGAAAAGGAGAGTCAGCTCTTTGGGTGTTATCAGGTACTTGCTCCAGTGCTGGATCTTGATGGAGCGATTCTGAAACTTCCCAAAGAGCTGCTCTTGTGCGGCGATGTAATGGTCAGGGCTTATCACCGGATGCTGGTGTGAACTTGGCTTTGAATTCAGCTTTCGTTCGGACGTACACCTTCGATTTGCCCTCTCGCGTGTAGACCACGCCTGCCCATTTCGTTTCCCCGATCCGTATTTCTACGTCGTCGGAGATGACTTCAACCGATACCGACGGATTTCCTGAGTTTTTGTATTTCATCGTCTGTAAGCGTCTGAACCTGACCGGCGTCGTTTGAGTGCCAGGAGCCATCAATCACCTTGAGCTTCTTTGGCCTACTCATCCAACCCCGCAGGATAGCATACTCGACGAGTCTCGGAGCTTCCTTCAAGAGCTGTTCTCTGGATATTTCAGTCGTTGTCATGGAAAGCGGTTCGTTTGGCGACACCCCGTAGTTTGGAACGACGCATTCCAAGTTCACCGCTATCGGATTCTGCGGCGAATCCACGGCGAACCAGCCATTCCTTGTACTTCTTGTCGATGTAGGCGAAGTCGATCTTGGGCGTCGATTCGTCGGCATCAGCGACTCGGACGATTCTGTGTGAGCTGCTCGTGTTCATAGGTCTTCAGTATGCTTTTGTATGCTTGTTGTGTTTCTTTGCAGTTGATGCACAGGTCGAGGAACTCTCCACCAACCGTGCATCCGCATCCAAGAGATTTTGCTAATTCCTTGGAAATCCATTTGTACTCGGCCAGCTCCTCTCGGAGGTCAGCTTCGGTTTGTGCGTTCATGGTTTTACGACGAAGAGCATGAAGTACGCGCTTGTGATGACAACGCCAGCGGCGAAAGCGGCGATGAGGAGCTGCTTGATTTCCTCCGGCGACGGAGGGCGATGCATCTTGTGAATCATCGTCCACCTCCGATGGCGTAATGGAGGATCAGAAGGGCGTCGCAGTTTTTGAGCGTAACGTCGAGGTGAGGATACAACTCCTGCGCCTTGGCCTTGAGCTTGCGTTTCCATTCGGAATAATCCTTACACGATGCTTTCCCGCCTAAGCCTAGAGGAGCCTGCCACACTTTGGGAGCAACTCTGTGAAGAGCGTATCCGTAAGCATAGGCAGCAGCTTCAACACGACCGAGGTTTCTGTGAAGCACAGCCATCGACGAGCTTTTCGTCATGGGAGACACAAAGTTCGGAAGCTCCTCAATCCATAACTCTGAGTTGGCCACCTTGAGCTGATTGATCAGCGCGCAGATGTCGGGAAGTGATTCCGGCATCTTGAACAGGACAATTCCGTCCGGTGTATTGACTGCGAATCCGCCGCCGACACCAGGGTCAACGGCAACGATAGGTTTGTTTGTTTTACTCATGATTCAATAACAGAGCAAAGTTACATTTTCCGCCGCGATACGCACGGCACTCTTGGTTTCACCGCCTTCGCTCCACTTCTCAACTTTCACACGACCCTTAACACGCACCAGCGCGCCGCTCTCAATCGACAGGATCTTCTCAGCAACCTGTCCCCAGGATGACACTTCAAACTCGTCGTACTCCTCGCGGAAACGACCGTCAGCGTCTGTCCAGTGGCGAGCGATTGAGATGACGCGACGGACCATCAATGCTCCGGTCTTCGTCTCTGTCTTGCGGCTGACCGTTCGAAATTCTCCGATCAAAAGTACCGTGTTCTCAGTGGGTGTTGGCGATGATTCGTTTGTCATTGGATGAAGACGCAACCTAGTTCTCGGTAGCATTTCATTCGCTTTTTCGCGTGAAACGCTCCGATGGGGTGGAACTTGTCAGAGAAGTCTACGATTGTCGCACAGTTTTTGGTTTCTGTTTTTCGCAATGCGCGACTCGCCCTCTGAATCGTCTTCTGCGACGACCTGCCTCCGCTCACCATGATGAGCAGTTCGACATTCGGCAGATCGAGTCCTTCGTCGGCCAGACTTGTGGCTATCATGGTCCGCAGGTTGCCAGCCTTGAATTCCTCCATGTAGGCGCGTCGATCCTTCTTCCCAATCTTGGAATGAACGAGCCGAGAATTCGGAATCCAGCTCTCGTATTCCTCGCCCAGCGTGATGCGAGGTATGAGGATCAGAGTCTGCATGTCCAGATGCTCCAGCGCGTAATTCATGGCGTACCGATTGCGCTCGCGGTTCTGGCAGATTCCGATGTCCACAAGCGATTCCCAGGCGCACATGCGTTTCAATTCGTCGTCACTTATCCGCATGTACCGACGCCGCGCATTGAAGAGACGGTCGATGTTGTCATCGATCTTCTGCTGGATGTTCAGATCGGTGGCATCGCTGATTTCGAGGTAAGCGTCGGCCAATGAATCGCCGATGTCGCTGCGCTTGATTTCGTAGGTGCGGTTGCGGAATAGCGTTCGCGTTACGGCATTTCTCTCCTCGTCATCGCACCATGGAGTCGCATCGAAGCCATAACGCAGTCCGTTACAGGACTCGATGATTCCTCTCAGGACGCGAGCAGGGCTGTGTTTACATTCATCAATTACAAGAAGCTGCTTCTTGCTGAAGTCCACTGACTCATGCGGACAGCGGACATCGACGACGCTTTCAGGCACACCGGCAACTCGAAGAGATACTCTGGCTTGCTGACAGGTTTCCCTGGTCGGTGCTGTCCATCCGAACGTCCACGCTGGATTCAGCGTTGCGTAATGCTTGATGATGCTCGCGGCAATCCATGTCTTTCCACTCCCTGCGGGTGCGATGATAAGCCCATCGCTACCCCTGGCCCACTCGACTGCTTTCTGTTGGTATTCTCTCAGATTCATAGTTTTGGAAATTTGGCCCTCCGACCGCCGCTTCATGACAGCCGGAGGGGTTTGTCCGTACCACACGGCACGAATCGCTACTAGCGGGCGGTAGCGGCGCAGGGAGTCAACGGTTGCGTCGTATGTTGAGTTTCCATGTACTTCCTTAGCGCCTCCCGAGCGACAAATTGGATCTTAAGTCCGTTGCGGTTGCAGAACTCCTTGAGGTCTTCATGGAGCTGCGTGTCGATCGTGACGACTCGCGTCATCTTTTCTTTTTTCATGGGTATTCCGTAAGTCTCTTGATGTAACGATTTCTCTCAGCCGGTTTGGCGTCGATGATGTACTGCAAAGCACCACAAGCGTTCAGGCTTGATGTGTGTTCCCAGTCCTCCTTGTTGGCGTACAATTCATGCCATCGCTCGTTGGAAACAACGACGATTTGCTTGGTTCGTTTGTGCTTGAAGACGAATGCTGCTGGTCCAATTGGCACGTTCATCGTCCCTCCAACCGTTTCTTGAGGTCGTTCAGTTCGTCCTCCTTGAGTTCTAGTTCCTTGATCCGCTTGTTCGCACCCGCCAGTTGCCGCTCTAGCTGACGGGCGAATCCGATTTTAACCCACTGCTGATTCAAATCAGACCAAAGTCGCACCTGCCGATCTGTGCGCGGGGTTTTGCTGACGACCTTTTTGTTGGCGTTAACAAGATGCTTCACGGCTTCACCTCCTTCTCTTCCCACAGCAACAGATCGGCGCGGAGTGAATCGTTTTCCTGCTCTAGTTGAGTTATGCGCATATGCTGCTCCGCTAGTCGCTCCGCTGCTTCAGCGACTGCCGCGTTGGCCGCGCCGTCGTCGGATTGGATTTCTGTTGCCAATATGTGCATGGCTGCGATCAGTGTTTCAGTTGAGGTTCTCACGGCTTGGCCTCCTTCAGAACACCTGTTCTTTTGTCAACAACACCGAGTGCAATGGCGTTAAACAGGTGAACATATCCACACTTCATGCAAGCGAGTTGGATAAACGGTATGTGTGATGCGCCCTGAATCAGCGCAGCCGGTATTCCATCATTGTACTCTGTCGTATCAACCACCTCACAAATATCGAGTTTTGAGTGTTGGCAAAACAGGCATCTAATCTGTGCCGGAAGCGATTTTATTGTCTGAATCAGCAGCTTCTTATGGCCTTCTGTGTATTTCATTTCTTGTGCCTCTCCTCCTCCAGAATCTGAAGCATTTGACTCGCAACATGACCGTCCGATCCGTCTCGGAAGAACGCTGTTGCCGCTCGGTGAATGCGGTCCTCCAGTTGTTTGATCCGGTCGGCTCTGTCCTCGTACAGGACAACGTCAGCAACCAAAACGGAGTGCTTGTTTTTCACTTCCATTAGCTCCTGTTCCAGCCGCTTGATGCGGTCAAGAAGCTCTTTTTTGTCCCGACTCAGATCGTTGATCGTTTTCCAATATTCAGCGTGTACATTTACCATATTGCTCACGGCTTGGCCTCCTTGGCTTTCATCCAGTACTCCTGACCTACACGTTCCGACCACTTGAACATTTCATCCCCCGCATCCTCCAGCCGTTTGATGCGCTCAAGAAGCTCTGCTTTGTCCTGATTCAAATCGCTGATCGTTTTGATGTATGCAACGTGTGCATCGACTAGGTGGCTCACGGCTTGGCCTCCTTGGCTTCCGGTGGCTCTGGAAGCGGCATCCAATGCGTCGGATTCCACGTCCTCATACCATCCGTCCACTCGTAGTGGACGTCCTCGTCGTCCACGTCGCCAGTCAGGTCAAAGATGATTGTGCCAACCTCTCCATCCTTGGCGTCGTACCCAATCACCCATGTCATGTCAGTGGGTGCTGTTTCAATGGGTTGCCACACTCCCGCCTCCTCCAGCCGTTTGATGCGCTGCTTGAGTCGCCCATTCTCTTCCTCAAGCTCGGAGATGTGCTGCTCCTGCAAGCGCAGGTGTTCATCTCCAACATAGATTTGTCTCTTGTAGCACTCCTTCGTTCTCCAGAGTGCGTCATTGAATCGCACTCCACAGGACCAAGTGGTGTCTTTTAAAACTGGATCAACTCCAGAATGACAATGTGGGCAAAAGCTCACGGCTTGGCCTCCCTCGCTTTGAGCATCGCATCGGCTATCTTGTAGGCGTAAATCGGATATGGATCATCGGTTACCTCGCATTGGCTCGCCATCAGCCCCTGCATGATTGACGCTGCGAAGTAGTCGCGTAAACTGATCTGCGGAACCACCGCTGCTGGATAATGTTGCATTGGTTGATACGAGAATGTGTTTGCGAGTGGCGAGTTCGGTCCTTGAATTGGATCTGGATAAACGTGGCTCATTTCGATTCCTCCACGACCCCACACGGTTTCCAAGTCACACCGCCGTCGGTGCTGTGTTCACGTTCCTCAAGCCATAGCTCTCTGTCAGCTTGTCCGGATACCCATCCAAGAAGATGCCGATCATATGGAGCTTTCTTGAACCGTATCCACGCACCAAGCGGAACCTCATCCGCAGTCCACGGGCGGAGCGTCTGCTTGATGCGGTAGTCGTAGCTATCGAAATCCCAACAGGGTTCATCTGTATCGCACCAATCTGGCTTCAACACGCTTCTTGAATCGCACTTCTTTATGCGATGCTGGATTTCGTATCCATCCACATACGCATCCATGATGCGGATGGCTTCTTTGGTTTGTTCTCGTGTCATTTCGACTCCTCGATAGCTTGATGGATGACGGAGAATTCCTTGGCGAAGATCGTATCGCGGATGGCTGTGGCGATGTCTCGATGCTCCTTCTGCGTCCCCTTGGCACACCGCTGGTCGAAGTAGTGAATCCATGAGCGGATGTTGCCGGTCATGTACAACGTCGTCTGCGTACAGAGCGGCAGAACCATTCGCGCCGTCTCGCGGCTCACGCCCTCGTTCAGCAGCGTACGATAGGTTCTGAACGCCAGATCGACTGACTTGGCAACAACTTCATTGGCCCACTCCTGAGGAAATGTTTCGCCGCTTCCTTGGCGATTGGCTCGGTCCTGCGTACGAAGCTCGACCGGCTCCGCCGCATCGCTCGGCGCATAACGCTGACTGAACTCCTGAAAGCAGAAACTGCGATGGCGCAGGATCTGGGCGGAGATAGCGCGGCTGGTCTGAATCTCAACGGTCATGCTCGCCTGTTCGAAGATGCTCCAATGGCCGTGCTTGATGCAGTAGGCCAGTAACTTCGGAGCGGTGAGCAAGCTCATCTGGTTCGATGGATTGCTGACGCGGGCGGCGAACGTGATGAAGTCGGATGCGGTCAGGTTACCGTCGCCGACAAGGGGTTTGGTGATAGCTACAAGTTTGACTCTCATGGATGCGAATTGGATGCGTTAGGATTGATCGAGCGTTATCGCGGAATGCGCTCCCCTCCGTGAGTTTGGGTTAGAACGGCTTTTCTTCCGCCTCTGTCGTGGCAATGGCCTTCATCGTCTTGATGCGATAGGCCTTCTTCTTCTCGCCATTGGATTCGTACTCCTCAGCACGGACAACAATGGCCAGCTCAAGACCGATCATTCCCCGGAGGAAGTTCGCGTAGCTGCCTTTGACTCCAAGAAAGTCCACCTCGGTGCCATCCGGCACGTTGTGGTTGGTGGCGGCGACAAGCTGGTTCACACGGAACCAGACATTCTCCTGGTTAATGAAACGGTCTGCGATGCTCGCTCCATCGTCGGTTGCGAACGTCACCTTGCAGACCTCACGGCCCTTCGCGTCGAGCGTTTCCTCGACCTTCATCACGGTGACGGTGTACTCGCCTTCGGCATTGATGTAACTGCCTCCAGCGTCCTTGCGGTTAACTTTGAACATATTATGTAGGTTTCGATTCTGGTTTTATGCTTCTGACTTATTCAAGACCCACTTTGGGCATGAAAGGGTAATGGTCGTAGTCGGATAGGCTGGCCAACTGTCCAGTGCGCGGCACTCGTGCAGCGTCGAGATGGCTTTCCGCCGCAGGTTCTCTCCAGCCAGAAGCCATTCTGCATCCAGCTTGTAGATTCCAACCGCGTACGGAGCTTTGCGTTCGACGGCGACAAAGATGAAGTTCTCAGCCTCAGTCATCGCCAGATAATGCGCGGCCTGAATGTGGTAGCCGAACGAGGTGATGGTGCGGCTGAACGCTTCGGGAGAAGCGTCATCGGTGGTCTTAACGTCCACCAAGGTATGATCCTCGACCCACAGATCGGGACGCGCTTTGAGCGGAATGCCGGTTTCAATGTCCTCGGCGAACACGCTCGCCTCAATCTTGTGGTTGAGGTGGATGATGTCCCAGAACGGATGGCGACGAACAGAGTTGGCCACTCCCTGAACATCGATGTCCTCGGCATGAGCGAGATGGATGCGTGACTTGTGCTGCTCCTTCCACGCTTTGCCCTCCTTGGTCCGACCGTCGATGTCAGGCGGAATCACGGCGACGACCTGTGAGTACAGATGCGGCTCAAGAACAGCGGTGTGAATCGCAGTGCCAAGCTGCATCGCCTTGCTCGGTTCCTGGTGTTCCTCCAGCGCAGCTTTGTAGTGCGCCGGTGACTTGAGGATCTTGGACATCATGCTTTTGGAGAGAGCATCAACGGCGTGATACTTCTCGGCTGGCATGTCCCAGTTGATGTGTCGGTTTTGAATGCTCATTCGATTGTCGGGCTGGAGAACGCTTTGGCCTTAATGAGGAAGCTGTCAGGATCGGACACGATCATGTTGGCCACCTTGGTGCTGACATCGCGGAAGTTCTGACCTTCCTTGATCAAGTTCTTCGAGAGCAGGAACGCATTGGCGATGTCGCTGTGCGGTTCGAGAATCTGCTCCAGCTTGTCCGTCAATGAGAAGGTCGATTCCGGCGTCACATTGACCGTCTGGCGCGTTTGAGTCGTGGCGGTGGGTGTCGATGTGGTGGCGGAGAAATCAGCGACTTCTTCCACGCAATATCGACCTTGGGTAATACGAGGGTCGAGCATCCTAGTGGCGAGGCTCACCAGACGCGCTCGCATCATCGCCGCCGGGAACTTCTGCCATCCGCTGCCGGGTTTCGCGGGAAGCAGTCCGGCCAGCTTCGCGTCTTCAGCCGTGAACGAGATGCGAACCTTCTTTTGACCCTTCGAGAAATCAGCGATTGCGGCCTGAGCGTCAAACTGCACCCAATCAATTTCCCAACCCGCATCCATCAACCCGGACAGCATCGCCTCGGACTTCATGGCGATCTGGCCATTGATGACGTGGTTGCTCTTCTTCCACGTCAGCGGAGTTTGGCGACTGGCGATGCACTCAAGAGCCAGAACGAATCCTTGCTCCGGCTTGGTCAGACCAAAGAGTCCAGAGTGGGCCATCCACTCGCCAAGCTGCTTCACGGCGTCGAGCGACGTGCATGCCTGGGAATAGAACTCTGCCCCTGATTGCGGCTGTTCCAGCGATTGAGGCTGGTTAGGCGCGACTACCGTCAATGTGTTGTTGCTGCTCATTGTTTGTGTTCTCCGATACTACTTGTTTTGGTTTCCTTGCGAACGGATTGACCTCACCGCGCATGCTCTTCGATTCAAGAATCGCGGCCAAATCACTCTCCGTAAAAAGCACCTTCCGACCCACTCGCCGATGGGGAACGCCCTCCACACGGACCATTCGAAGGAGTGTCTCCTTGCAGATCCTCAAGCGGTCGGCGGCTTCGGCGGATGTAAAGCACTGGGTCATTGGTTAGAAAATCGACAGCGTTCAAGTGTTCAATCAGGGTGAAAATCCAAAATCCCCGTCGCGGACTCTCTCCGCGCTCTAGTCCTGAACGCTGTTAAAATTGTTGCGACACGTTAGCAGTCGTCTTAAGTCGTTGCAAGAGGATATTTGAAAATTTTTCGACCGAGGCGTTCTTCGATCCTCTGAAGGTGGGCCACCTGCTCCGGTGTTCCGTTCACGCCGCTGCCGTTGAGGAACGTCACGCGCTGGTCCATGAGATGGTCCTTGCGGCGTTGCCATTCCTTGTCGGATTCACCGTCGTCGCGGCGGATCGTGTACGGGCCGTGATGAAGTACCAGGGTGTACGTTTCGGCGTTCGGATTGAACGGCTGACGCTCAGGTTTCGGGCCGAAGCCTTCCCAAGAGTCATCGTCGTCATCGTCCTGGCAGGATGAACGCTTCAACGCTTCATTGATCTTGCGTTCATGCTCCTTCAAGGTTTTTTCAATTCTATCAACGCTTTCAGATATTCGCTTGAACATCGTGGCGGCTTTTTCCAACTGGTCTTTCAACACGGACGATTTATCGGTTTCCATGGTAATCAGTTATTTGTCGGCTAATTCAGGGAACAACTTGGCAAACTCCTCAGACAGTGATGGTCGGTCTGGTTCCGTTGGCTGACCCTCAGCGGGCGGCTCCTCATGCGGTTCATCGGCCTTCCTGTCATCGCCCTTTTTGCCCTTGGTTCGCTTTGCAGTCTTCCGCTTGAGGCATTCAACATCATCTTGCAACCGGCGCACGGTTGACTTCAAAACGGCCAACTGCCGCTCAAAAGCGCGATGCTCACGGATGATCGACAGCTCGCTTGTCTCAGCGTCGGCTGGCCGAAACTCGCATCCCTTCCACTGCCGCTCAATCTTATCGAACACCAGCACCCGACACTTGGGATGCCGCATCGAATTGAAGGCCCGTATCGCCGCCGCCAAGTCGCAGCCCATCTCCTGGCCGATGTAGGCCAGAACTTCCGACTTGCTCGGGTCCAGGTCATGCCGCTTCGGGGGCATCTGACTGAACATGGTTCGAGGGGTTTTTCCTGAAGGTAAATAGCTCATAACGAACTCTAGTCTGCGGTTCATACCAACTCCTGTCAAGACCCAGAAGTTAGATTTCTATTTTCTCGGTTAGATTCAACTCTTCCACGGTTAGCTACACTCGCCATCTATTTCACTAAAATGAAACCCCCCTTGGGATTAAAAACCCAAGGAGGGGTGGTTTCATCCCGAAAACGGTATGCTTGCTCCCCGCCTTTGAGGGCGGTGCCGCAACCGTTCGGGATGAAAAAGAAGAAGATGCGTCGCTCAGTTGCTCGGTTCGAATGCCGCTCAAACGCTCTAAACGACGCGCTGATGCGTTTTGATTGCGAGATGGTGTGATGACAGCGGACATGGGTTTTGATGCGCTAGAATCGAATCGGTTGGATGGCATGGTTTTGGATGCGCCGGAATGGGGTTGGTGGCCTACCTCTCGTCGGATAAAAAGTTATCCGGCGGATTTTGGATTTTCGATGCGGACGATGAAGACGGGGGTTAGTTCGCCAACGTAGGCTCCGGCCTGATTGAACTCATGGTACTCGACCGCTTCCTCGTAGGTCATGCCGTGGCTTTGAAGCTGCGCGATAACCTTCTCATAGTCGTAGGCGACGACCGGCTCGCCGCCGAAGCTATGGCATATCCCAATGATGCAGTCATCGAAGCCGTCCATGAGCAGAAGCTCATCGTCGATGTCGGACAGGAGTTCTCGGATTGTTCTCATGGGTTAGTTTTGGTCCGCTCCGGCGTTGGATAGACATCGTAGTCCTCGCTCATTTCGACCGGGACAACGCGAATCCGACCCTGCGTGAATTCGCCGGGGTTTAGTTCCTTGGCGACAGATTCAGCCTCCTTGCGCGTGGGGTATTCGAGGGTTCGATAGCTCACGACCCTTTCCTTCAAGTCGCTCCAGCCAATCGCGCCGCTGACCTGCACCTTGAACTTGGGCGGGGCGAATAGATTGCGGCTCATTGGCCAACCTCCTCCTCGCTGACCAATCCATTGCGCTCTAGCTGCTCAATCGCCCGCTGGAGATAGATGGCGTTGTCCAACGTCTCCTCCAGCGCATGCCTCAGCCACGCGCGGAGGGGAAGCGGATTGTCGCTCACGGTCGTCCCGTACTTCGCAATGCCACGCATCTGTCGCTCGGCGATTAGCTGGCACACGCGGAGTTCCGTGCCGCTCAGGTATGATGCTGGGTCATTCCTCATGGATACAATCCTCCATCACGAATCAGGTTGATGATGGCTTCCGAGTCGTCAATGAGTTGCTGGCGGCGCCGCTCTCCGTCGCCTGTATTATCGGCTGACCGATACATGCGGACGTAAAAGAGAGCATGCTCAAGGTTGATAAGAGCGTCCGACACCTGATCAAGGCGAATGGATGCTTCGAGCAGGATCGGCGACTCCGCTAGAGTGGACAGATGCTCAAGGCGCGCGATGAGTTCCTTGAGACTCGTTTTCCGCACCTCCAGTTCCGCGCTGGAAAAACTTTGGCAATCGCTCACGGCAGTTTCTCCTCGTCGGGGTTTCCCTCAAACGCGGGACAAATCCTGTCGCCAGGTTCTCGCTCGATGATGAGTTCCAGGATCTGCTCGCCGTTGGCCGCGACGATGCTGCAAATGTGCTTGTCGTCGTCGTAGATGCTCATGGGTGTTGCTCCATGCTCCTCGGTTTCGCCCGTAATGATGGCATTGAACAGGTCGATGATCGTTTGGGCGTTTGTCTTGCTGCTTATGGTTAGTTTCATTGGTTATCGGGGTTTCAACGGGCGGTGAAATGGTGGGTTTCGGTAGATAGACGGTTCGCGTCGTCCATCGATTGAAGCTGGCGCATGACACGTCGGGCGTAGGCGCGCGTGGAGGATTTCCGAGGACCATTCGGACCTCCCTGCCAGATGCGCGCGAGAGATTCGTCCGATAGATTCTTGCCGTAGTGGCTCAGATAGGCGGTGGCAATGAAGGTTGAGATTGCGCGATTGGTGACTTGTTGGTGCGCGTAATGCGTCCCCATGATGCGGTTTACGTCGCGGACCAGGATCGGTTTGATTTGAAGCGCGCCGAGTTCGCCGTGACGGCCACGGGCTTGGTCATTGCCGCCTGACTCAATCTGAATCAGGGCGGAGAGGAGGAGTGGATGCATGATTCGTTGGTTTAGGCGCGCGTGGGAGTTTTACTCAATTACCTTTAGCCTTCGCAATGATTTCGCGCGCGTAGTCTAAATCCTCGTCGTCGGCCATAGGGTGAACCAGGCGCTCTAGGGCGGACAGTAGCTCAGGCGCGGAGTAAATTAGGTGGGCATTGGCTTTCCATTGAGGCGCGTCGCGGCAAACGCTCGCAATCGTGACGACGTTATGGATTACCGCATCATGTGCATCGTATGTCAGATTCCATGGACCGGGGGTGTATGTGGTTTTCATGGTGTTTTCAGGCGTTGCTGACGCTGTATTCCGACGCGAACCGAAGGCCTTCCGCGCGGCCAGACTCGCCGCCGCCCAGGACGATTGACTCGCACGCGGAGTCCGAGAGTTGTCGGGAAAAGGCGTTCCAATGTTCGCGCGCGTCGCAGTGCGGAATGCCGCAGTCGCGATGGAGAACATGCGCGAAGGCGGAGAAAAAGTCGTCGCGGACCTCGTTGACCTGATCGTCCATGCCGATTTCACGCATCAAATCAGCCTCCAGGCGCGAAAGGCGCATGCGCGGGAGAATTCGCTCCACAACGAAAACCTGCGCGTCAGCCCATAATTCCGGTCCGGCATTAGTGCGGACGTAAAGACTGAGGTCGTCGAACAGGTAAAACCGAGTCGCATCCGGGCGAGGGTCGTCCTGAAATACTTCGCGGAGATTGTCCGCGAACGGTTCGAAAGAGACTTCAATGAGTTGTTGCTCATCGTCCGTCAGGCGCGCGTCCATGGGATATTTGTTGTGCAGATAGGCGCGGACCGATTGCGGAAGATCATGCGCGTCAAATGCGCGAACGGCGGGGTCAAAGAATTGGATTTCGTGGATGACTTGGTGAATGGTTTTCATGCTTAGATGCGGATAGGTGGCCTACCCTTTCGCTCCACTCTTGCGAATGAAGCGCGGAGGATGGGCCGGTCCTAGATCATCGCACCTTCCGTTGACAACATCTCGTGCGCGCGGATTGCGGACCGCATGAGGTCTTCGATGTAGCAGTTCTCCGCAGGATTGAGCGGGTTTTCGTATCCAACGCACATTCCGACAGAATCGGCATGATGCCATTCTCCGTCCGCGAAATATTCGGAGATGACAAACCAGCATCCGCTCCGCTCTATCTGGTCGATGATTTCCTGTCGTTCCTCTGGGGAATCCGGCTCGCCGTAAACGTCGAAATACGATTCGGTTTCGGGAAGCGCGCGGAGGCGGACTTGGCCGTCGGATTCAAGCGCGCGGAAGGTTTCGATTGTGGATTGCATGGATGGTTTATTTGGAGGTTTCGCAGAATGAGCGGAAATCGATGCGGTTTTTCAGGTAGTCCGCGTATGCGCGCGAACGGTTTTCAGACCAGCCGACAGAGCCTGTCAGCCAATCGAATATGTCAGAATACGACAGTCCGCGCGCGGATTTGCGCGCATCCGTGAGGTTTCCGTTGATGAGGTTTGAAACGGCAGTTTCTATGCGTTGGATTGATGCCATATGGTTTGATTTGATGATTTACTGTAGGTTGAAGTGCGCGCGAAAGTCCGCGTAGTCGTAACACAAGTCCGTTGCAAAGCGGTAAACGCCGATGTCTTCCGCACCGTCCGCGCGGCGGACTGTTACAAATTGCCACTTTTCGGCATGCATGACGAAAGGCTCTTCGAAGGCGCGCGCGCGAAGGAATTCCACAAGTTTCACGCGATAACCTTTCCCGTTTTGCGCGCTTCGAATTCCGCGCGATAGGATTGATGCAGGTCGTGAAGTTCGCGCAGCGTGTCCAAATCGGTGTAAATGTGGCGGTCTTGTAAATCGGAATAAATGCCGTCTAGGTCGTCGCCCAGTAAATCGGACAGGGTAAGATATTGCCAACGGACAGGGAGCGGGAATTCCGCTTGGACGGCCGCGCGGTAAATGCGGTATGATTCGGACACCTTCGATTCGATTTGTTCAAGGCGCGCGCGAAAGGTTTCCAGCGTCCAGCCTTCCTTAAGGGTGCAGACTTTCCAGCCAAAACCCTCGTTTCGAAGTATTTTACCGTTTGAACGAATGGAATAAGAGGCTTTGAGCTGATCGAAGCGCGCAAGTTCGCGGCCGTTTTTGCTTAGGGTTGCCATAGGATTTGATGCGTATGGGTTAAGGTTTAGAAAGAGCAGCAACCGCAGCACGGAGCGTCTTCACAACGGCCGCGCGCATTCCTGGCGCCTGTCCAACCGGATGACGCGCGGACACAGACTAGGCCGGAGTCCTCAGGCATGCGGCCGGTGCATGCGTTGCAATCTATGCGCCATGCGCGGTTGCGTTTCGTTACGGTGCCAAGGCCAGCGGGAACGTATTCATGGCATTGGACGCATTGGCCGGGGTATTTGTTGGTCATGGATTTGATTTGATTTGATGGTTTGAATTGAAAGCACGTCACGAACCGCGCTTTCGCACGGTCCGGCACGAACCGTCAATTGCTCGCGATTTGATTGACTGCCTTTGAGCCTGCGCCGTGTGGTTTAAAACCGATGATGAAGCCACGGTTGCCTTTCGCGCACAATCGGCACTTGTCGCAGGAAATACCGTCAACCCTTTGGGCCGGACAGACGACAACTCGGTTTCCTTCGGGTGTCGTGAAACGGTCCGGGCTTTCCTGAGGGACAACGGCCGCAACCGGAAGGCCAAGCTTGGCAAGGGTGTCGGCATGACTGACGGAATTGGCGGACAGATTGACAACAAATCCGGCCGCATTTGCTGCGCGCAGGGCGGACAGATTGCTGCCCGTCGGTGGCTTGTGCGTATAGGTAAAACCGCGCTTTCCTTCGTTTGCGGCCGTCAATTGCGAAAGGGCGGTTGCGTCAATTGCGTTGCCGATACCGGGCAAATCTCCGGCCTGATTATGTCGCCACAACTGCCCGGCCGGGAAAGCGCGGACTTGTTTGATGAAGGATTGCCAATCGATGCCACGCTCGCCTGAGGTTACCTTAGACCAGTGAAGGGCAAGCGGTCCGCCCTTAGCGTAACAACCTTTCGCTTTGAAAGGGCAGTCGTCGGCACAAGTGACGGATGATGAGGTGGAAACCGGAATAGGCCCGGTTTTCGCGTTTGCGGACTTTAGGGTTAAATGGACGTTCATGGGATTTGATGGGTTTAGAATTGAGAGACGACAAAGAACCAAAAGGCGAAAAGGCCAAGGGCAGCATAGGCAAGGCATTGGAAAGCGAGAGAGGCGAGTTTTTGACGCAAGTTTTGGTTCACGACAGACAGACTAGGGTGGAGGGTGGAAAGAGTCAAAGAAAAAGTTTTAAAAAGTTTTGATTGAGTGGAAAACGAGGGAAAACCTTAGGAAAACGAGGGAAAACGACTGGGATTTAGACAGTGTCAGGATTGGAAAACGAGGGATTGCGAAAGGCTACCTTGGATTGCAAGGTAGGGGAGATGAAAGCAGAGCAATGGACGAAAGCAAAGAGCCTCTACCTTGCGGGTAAGACTTGGAAAGCGATTGCAGACGACTTGGGATTGAATCAGTCAACTCTATTGTCCAAAGCCTCTAGGGAAGGATTGCCTAAGGTTAGGAAGGAGTTGAGGAACACGGTTTCCTCTAAAGAAACGGTTTCTTTAGAAAGCCTCTCCGCTTTGGTTCGAAACAAGCTTGCGGCCGATGCTGCTTCAACGCTTGAAAGAGTCGAAGGCTACGTTTTGGAAGGGATAAAGGACGAAAGTGTTCGCGAGACGATCCTTGCGAGCGTCGCGAAACGTAGCGCGTTGACCTTTGGTTGGGCCGAAACTGGGGAAGCACCGTCTGTCAGCGTCAATATTCTCGGGGCATTGCCGGATAGGAACTCGGTTGAGGTCCAGGTCCAGGGTGAGCCGGAAATCAAGTGAACATAACACATCTTGTGCGTCATTCGTTAACTTATGGGTGACATAAGGGAAACTTATGTAACGGCCGAAGGAAAAGGATTGTTTTCTGGCAGGGAAAGGCGAACGCTGGCAGGGAGACTGGCACCCCCTTTGCGGGTGGGCTTCGTTTACGATACCCCCCTCAAAAATTTTCCGCCTTTTTGACCATGCTAAATAAAATTGAAATTGGTCAAACTATTACTCTCACCTACTGCGAGCAGAAGCTGGCCCACTTTGTCGCTAAGCATCGCAACGGCAACAATCGCCATTTCAATGTGGCGAATCTGAAGATCAGCGCGGAGTCGCCGTTGACGGTGGATTTGGAGGGGATAGCTGGTGAGATTGCTTTCTGTCGCTTGTTCAATGTGTATCCCGATCTGGATACCGACCGCCCACCCCCGCATCCGTTCTACGACGCGACAATCCCGCCGCCGCCGGGATATCGCATCGATGTGAAGACGACCAAGTATGAGACTGGAAAGCTGCTTGTGGATGCTAGGAAGGACAGCGTGAAAACGAGCGCGATTGATTTCTATGTGCTGATGACGGGTACTTTCCCCGGTCCGTACACCTATCGCGGAATGATAGCCCGTGAGATAATCATCGCCCCGCATCGGATCGAGACGATCAAGGGTTATCGATCTTATGTCGCCACCCAATCGGAGCTGGTGGCCAACCCTATGGACGCCACATTTTAATTGACGCGATAAGCGTTTCTATCGCTCCATCCCGCGTAACGACCTTAAGCAGGGCATTCGCTTGGTCAGCAAATGCAAACCGTCTAAGCGGCAATGACACTCCGCATGCAGCAGCAGGTTGGATAATCGGCCACCGTGTGGTGGATGGATGGCCAGCCATAATGTCGGTCTAACGTCGGTTAAATTTCATAATCTCATGGCTTGTCCTAATGTCTTTAACGCCTTTGCGGTGGCTACTGAGTCGCTCGCGCAGGACGTTTACAAGCGCGCATCGTATCGTTCGATGTGGCTTAACCTCATCGAGCGCGGCGAGTATCCGCAGGGTACGGGTCTGACCCAGACCTCGTTCACCACGACCAGCATCGAGCCGACTGCGGCTGAAACCTGGTCCGCCATCACGCTGGCGTCCGGCAATCCGGGCGACAACGGTGGTGCTTGCGATGTCACCTACAACGACGTTCCGGTCGGCTACAATGCCGTTACCTGGAGTCCTGAGCGGTTCGCCCTGAAGGGTCCGCTTCTGTGTAAGGACGATCTGACTTTCGACCATCGCGTCGAGGCGTTCTTGCGGGTGTACTTGGAGAAGCTCTCGATCCGCGCGCAGCGGTCTTGGGAGACTCGCTATCAGAACATTTTCGCCAAGTACGCCATCAAGGCGATTGCCGATTCGAGCTTCACCCAGACCGAAACGATTCCGGCTGGTGTGAATGAGTTCCCCTGGATCGATGGCGTTAGCACCGGTCAGGCTCTGAATCAGTCCACCTCGGAACTGACTCAGGAGATGCTGGATGTCGCTGCCGCCACGCTGATCCGCAATGGCGCGACGAACCCCGACAGCTCTGGCTTCATCAGCTACAGCAGCGACGGTCCGGTGTTCCCGCTCTACATCGGACTGGAAGCCAGCCAGCGCATCGCTCAGAACAATCCTGCGTTCCGCGATGATCTGCGCTATGCCGAGATGGGCAGCGGCAGCGGCGCGGAGTTGCTCAAGCGCATTGGTGCGAATCGGGTCATCAAGAACTTCCGGCATGTGCCGAATCTGTTCCCGCCCCGCTTCACCTATGCCGGCGGCAAGTACACGCTGGTTCAGCCGTTCACCAGTGCTTCTGGCACGAAGGGTACGGTTTACAGCGTCAATCCGAGCTGGACGACCGCTCCTTACGAGGCTGCGTTCATCGTCACGCCGTATGTGTTCAAGTCGCACATCGTTCGCCCTGTGAACCGTGTTGGTGACTTGAGCTGGTTGCCGACCAACTACATGGGCGAGTGGCAGTGGGTGACTGGTGCCTACAAGCTCAACGTGGATTGCGCCGATCCGCTCGAGAAGAAGGGTCAGCACTATGCTGAGTTCATTCATGCCCCCGAACCCGTCTTCACTAACCAGGGCATGACGATCATCTTCCGCCGCTGCACTGGCGCGCTCACGACTGTGATTTGCTCGTAAAATACCAGTAAAACTCAAGAATCCGCAGGTCGAAAGACTTGCGGATTTTTTGTTGCCATCGTTAGTTTTTAGTCCATATTTACCACGCATGGACAACGAACCAAAACGTGGCGACGTACGCGATGATGGAATGATCTGCTGGGGTTACACCTGGAAGGATTCCCAAGGAAACAAGCGGTATCAATGGCTGACGCCAGAGCGTTTCGCCGAGAAGGTGGCGAACGAGAAGGAGAAGTTGGCCAAGTATGTGGTCGAGAATGCGGAACGAATTCGCATCAAACAGGCCGAGAAGTACCGCAAAAACGCTGAGTATTACAAAGCAAAGGCAAAGGAATACTACGCTGAAAATCAGGAAAGAATGCTTGAGATAAACAAACAGTATCGAAAGGAAAACGCTGAGCATCTAAAGCAAAAAGCCAACGAATACCGCGCGGAAAACCGCCACAGATCGCGCGCGTGGAACAAGAAATACCGAGACGCCAACAAGGACAAGATTATGTCCAAACTCCGCGAACGTCGCCGCAACGATCCGTTCTTGAGACTTCGTGATGCCATTCGCGGCTCAATCCGCGCGTATCTTGGAAGCAAGAAGACTCGTCGCGGATCGACGTTTGAGATTGTGGGGTGTACGCCAGACTTCCTGCGCGGCCATTTGGAGAAGCAGTTCAAACCGGGGATGACATGGGAAAACTATGGTTCGCATTGGCATGTCGATCATCGGATTCCATTGGCCAGCGGTAATAGCGCGGATGAAATCAAAGGCTTAAGTCATTGGACGAATCTTCAGCCGTTGGAGGCGATTGAGAATATCATCAAGAGCGATAAGATTCCTGTTGATGCTGACCAACCATGCGCTATCGTCGCCCCGGTTGACTCATAGGTTGGTTGTCTACTAACACCACCATCACGGTGGTAGCCCCTCATCGGCTCGAAAGGCTGGTGGGGGGTTTTTGATTGACAGGTTTGAGCGTGGAGTGATGCTCCCTTCATGCCGGTTTTTACCATCCCCAAAGGCGTTGAAATTCCCGAGAACCTGAAGGA